ATGACAGCGGCACAGTATGGAATCGGCGCTTACACGATCCCTGAAGGCGCACGCCTGATCGGGATGACGGCGGCGCGGCTCCGGCGTTGGTTGTACGGTTACGAATATGATGGTGGCCATGACGGCGAAAGGGGCACGCAACCGGCCCTCTGGCAGCCGCAGTACGACGTCGAGGCGGATGGCCAGCTTCTCGGTTTTCGCGACCTGGTCGAAGCGCGGATCGTCGCCGCGCTGACCAAGGCGCATTTTGGTTTGCCGACCATCCGCGCCTGCATCACAGCGGCGCGAGATCTGCTTGGCGACGAACGGCCGTTCTCGACACGTGCGTTCAAGACCGACGGGCGCAGGCTGTTTCTGGATATCACGGACGGGGTTCAAGACCCTGCGATGTACGACCTCAAGGCGAGACAACGGGTGTTCCGCGACGTCGTGATGCCGTCGCTGTCCGACCTGGATTTTGGGCCCAATGCCGCCGAGCGGTGGTGGCTGGTACCGGGCAAGCGGACGATCGTTGCCGATCCCGAGCGTTCCTTCGGGCAGCCGATCGTGGCAGCATCCGGGCTGCTGACGGCGCGCGTCGTGCAGGAACTGAAGGCCGAGGGATCGGTAGAGCGAGTTGCCAAGCTGTACGATCTACCCGTTCGCGCAATCCGCGATGCGCTCAAGTTCGAAAGCGATCTCCAACTGCGTAAGGCGGCTTGAAACTTTTCATCGACAACAACCTCCCACCGCGGCTCGCGCGGGGGCTGGCAGCGTTGTTTGAGGGGGATCACGAGGTCATCTGCCACCGTGACAAATACGGCGATACGCACCTACTCGACGAAGAATGGATACCGGCTCTCGGTGTCGAGGGAGATTGGGTGGTGCTGTCCGGCGATCTCAACATCGCGCGACGGCGTCCCCAGCGGGAGTTGTTCTTCCGGTCCCGTCTGGTCGGTTTCTTTCCGCGTGCGGCAGTGATGGAGTTGCCGTTACCGAAGAAGACAGCGCGAATCTTGACCGTGTGGGACCGGATGGTCGGTTTGACCCGCGATGTACGGCCTGGGGTGTTCGAACTCCAGCAACGAGGCGAGCAATTTAGGGCGTTGTGATGGATGTCGGGAACTCGTCAGATAGTTCGTGTGATATCTTAGCCGCACCGAGAGAATGAAAGGCAAGACATAGCGACCGTTCGTAAGACCATTACGCTTACCGAGCAGCAGGATGCCTGGATCGCGGCGCAGGTCGATGCGGGCGACTATAATGATGACTCCGAGGCTATTCGTGATCTTATCCGGCGGGAGCAGGAGTGGCGGTTTGGGACCGAGGCCGTTCGTGAGGCGCTGAGCGCGGGGGAGTATAGCGGCACTGCGGAGGCGTTCGACTTTGCCGCCTTCAAGCAGCGTAAAGCTGCGGAGCTTGGGTGAGTATCGGCTTACGCCCAGGCGCAGCGCGCCCTCGACTTGGTGTTCGAGTATAGCGTGGCGCAGTGGGGAGTGGCGCAGGCGTTGCGATATGTCGAGCTGATCGAGGCGGCGTGTGCCGCGATGGCGGATGCTCCTCTGCGGGGAACGGACTGCGCGCATATCCGGGTGGGCTACAGGCGGCGGGGGGTTGGGGAGCATGTCCTTTAATTCCGGCCTACGGGGTATGGCATTGGCGTCGTTCGGATCCTGCATCGGCGGATGGAGGCTGGGCTTCACATGTGATTTATTGCCGCTGGCTTAGTCCTGCGTGGGCGCTCGGATTGGTGCCGGTCTCGGATCGTTGTGTCCTCACTGGGGCTCTGGGACCTGACTTACGTCAGGATGACGGAGTTGGCCCGGTGCACGTCGAACCAGCAAGCTAACCAGATTGGTTAAATCGCTTGACATTGTCACGCTCGTTTGGCACATAACAGGAACGCTGCAGAATTGCGGGTCGGGCTGGCTGGTCCGGCGTGACGAGAGCTGGGACGGAAGGGGTGGGAGCCTCGGACGTCGCCGGCTTTTTGTGTTTTGGCGGCGGGGCGTTGGCGGCGGGGCGGTTGGCAACGAAGCGGGGAGGGGATGCGGGATGGCGAAGCGGGTGGGGGTGGCAGTCAAGCAGACCTATACGGTCGTGACGGGCGGGAGCCACCGGGTCGTGCAGGTCCGGAGGGTTCGGCCCAACGGGTGGACGCCGGCCAAGCGGAAGAGGTTTCTCATCGCGCTGTCGATGACTTGCAACGTTACCTCGTCGTCAGCCGCGGTGGGCATGAACCGCCATAGCGCCAGCGAGCTCAAGCGGCGTGATCCGCTGTTCGCGGCGCAGTGGGCGGAGGCGCTGACGAGCGGTTACGAGCGGCTCGAGGAGGGGCTGCTCGCCGCCGCAATCGCGGGGCTGCACGAGGCGACGGCCCTGCGCGAGGGGCGCACGGCGATACAGGACGATGCGGGCGTCGACATCCAGGATGATATCGATGCCGGCGTCGGCACCGATGTAGGCGATGGGTTCGGGGGCGGGTTCGGTTCCGGGTCCGGCCCCGGGTCCGACATCGTTGCAAGCATCGAGTCGGCGACGCGGCTGGTTCCGCTTGCCGGCATGCAGGCGGTGCAGGTGGCGCTGGCCTTGCTAGCGCGTCGCGCGGCTGGCGGCCTCGGCAGCGGTGGTCAGCGCGGGCGCGGGCGCAAGCCGTATCGGCGCGCGACACAGGCGGAAACCGATGCCTCGATCGCGAACAAACTCGATTCGCTGGCACGACGACTGCGCGCATCGGCGCAGGGCGGTGAGGCGTGACCGACGATCGATGCCGCGATCCGGTGGGTCCCGACGAGGCGGAGGTGCCGCCGCATTCGCCCGACGCTTCTTCGGACACATCGGAGACGGAACCCCGCGCGTCATCATGTGGGGAGTCGGATGGCGCGCGCGACGTGATCGCCGAACTGGCGGTGCTGCCGGCGGCGCAACGGGCGATGCTGATCGGGTCGCTGAGCGCCGCCGAGCGCTATGAGCTGCACGATCGCTGGGAACGCTGGGCGCATCCCGGGCAGCATCTCGCCGACCGGGGGGCGGAGAATGCAGCCGATGACTGGCGGATCTGGGTGATCCTGGCGGGGCGCGGGTTCGGTAAGACGCGCGCCGGGGCGGAGTGGGTCAGCCAGGTGGCGCGGGACAATCCGGGGGCTCGGATCGCGCTGGTCGGGGCGACCGTCGACGATGTGCGGCGGGTGATGATCGAGGGGGAGAGCGGCTTGCTCGCCGTCGCGCGCGATGACGAGGATCCGGTTTGGCGGGCTGGGCTGGGCGAGCTGCGGTTTGCCAATGGGGCGTTGGCGTCGGCGTATTCTGCTGAGGCGCCGGAGGGGTTGCGCGGGCCCGAGCATCATGTGGCGTGGTGCGACGAGGTGGCCAAGTGGCGCAACGGGAATGCGACGTGGGACAATCTGATGATGGGGCTTCGGCTGGGGACGCTGCCGCGGATCGTGGTGACTACGACGCCTAAGCCGGTGGCGTTGCTGCGGCGGATATTGGCGCTGCCGGGGGTGGTGCGGTCTCAGGGGCGAACGCGGGATAATGTGCATCTGCCGGGGAGCTTCGTGGAGGCGATGACCGCGTCCTATGCGGGGACTCGGTTGGGGCGGCAGGAGCTGGACGGCGAGCTGATCGAGGATGTCGTGGGGGCGCTTTGGACGCGGGAGCTGGTAGAGTCCAGGCGGGTGGCTTTTGCGCCTGCCGTCGTGCGGGTTGTCGTTGGGGTGGATCCGCCGGCCGGGAGTGTGTCGGGGGGGCCTGGGGATGCTTGCGGGATCGTGGTGGTGGCGCTGGGGGATAACGGGTTTGCGTATGTGCTGGAGGATGCGAGCGTTTCCGGGGCCAGTCCTGAGGGGTGGGCTCGGGCGGTGGCCGAGTGCGCGGCGCGGCATGGGGCGGACCGGGTGATCGCGGAGGCCAACCAGGGGGGGACTATGGTGGGGAGCGTTCTCTCTGGGGCTGATCGCGCGATGCCGGTGAAGCTGGTGCATGCGTCGCTGGGGAAGGTGGCTCGGGCTGAACCGGTGGTGGCTTTGTATGAGTCTGGGCGGGCCTGGCATGTGGGGGCGTTTCCGGACCTGGAGGATGAGCTTTGCGGGCTGATTGCCGGGGGCGGGTATGAGGGGCCGGGGCGGTCGCCGGATCGGGCTGATGCGCTTGTTTGGGCGATGACCGAGGTGATGCTGGGGCCTCGGGCGCGGGTTTCGGTGCGGGTGCTTTAGGTTTGGCCCTCTCCCTTTTGGGGAGAGGGAAGGAGGAGCTCTTGCGACGGGAGGGTGAGGGGTGGTTGGGATTTACGTCCCGAGCCTCACTCCCCTCTCCCTCCCACGCGCAAGGGCGCGCGGGCCCCTCCCTCTCCCCGTAGGGGCGAGGGAAATTCAGGAGATCGGCATGAAATTGTTCGGGTGGAAATCCGGGCGCGATGAGTCGCGGCCGGTTTTGTCTCGGTCTTCGGCGGGGGCGATCGGGGGGTCGGCGTTTGGCGAGTGGCCGCGGAGTTACGAGGCGCAGGTGCGCGAGGCGTATCTGGATAATCCGATCGCGCAGCGGGCGGTGAAGCTGGTCGTCGAGGGGCTGGGGAGCGCGCCGATCGTCGCGTCGGATCCGGCGTTGCTCGCGCTCGCGACGGTGCGGTCGGGCGGGCAGGCGCTGATCGAGACGGTGGCGGCGCATCTGATGCTGCACGGCAATGCGTATGTGCAGGTGCTGCGCGACGTCGAGGGCGGGGCGGCCGAGCTTTATGCGCTGCGGCCGGAGCGGGTGACCGTGGAGCCGGACGCTAGTGGGTGGCCGGCTGCTTATCGGTACCGGGTGGGGGAGCGGGTTTCGCGGTTGCATGCCGATCCGGTTCGGCCGGAGGTGATCCACCTGAAGAGCTTCAATCCGGTCGATGATCATTATGGGCTGGGGTGCCTGGGGGCGGCTTCGGGGGCGGTGGCGATCCACAATGCGGCGGCGCGGTGGAACAAGGCTTTGCTCGACAACGCGGCGCGGCCTTCGGGGGCGTTGATGTACGATCCCAAGGACGGCGCGACGCTGTCGACCGAGCAGTTCGAGCGCTTGCGGGGTGAGCTGGAGGCGTCGTTCTCGGGGGCGGGGAATGCGGGGCGGCCGATGCTGCTGGAGGGGGGGCTCAGGTGGCAGGCCTTGAGTTTGTCGCCGGCGGATATGGATTTCGTGGGCACGAAGGCGGCGGCGGCGCGGGAGATCGCGTTGGCGTTCGGGGTGCCGCCGATGCTGCTCGGGCTGCCGGGGGACAATTCCTACGCGAATTACCGCGAGGCCAATCGCGCGCTGTGGCGGCTGGCGATCCTGCCGCTGGCGACCGCGGTGCTGGGCGGGATCGCGCAGGGGCTTGCCGGGTGGTTCGAGGGGGCGGCGATTTCGGTCGATCTCGACCGGGTGCCGGCGCTGGCGGAGGATCGCGAGCGGCTTTGGGGGATGGTTTCTGCGGCTTCGTTTCTCAGTGATGTGGAGAAGCGGGCGTTGCTCGATATCGCGCCGGGCGCGATGCCGTTTGATGTCGCGCGACGCGCGACGGGCGAGGAGGTGGTCTGATGGATGGGGCGGTTTTGGCGCAGTTGATGCGGCAGGGGGCGGAGCGGGGGGTGGACCTGGTGACGCTGCGGGCGATCGTGGAGGAGGCGGGGGAGCTGGGGGCGGCTCGGGCTTTGGCGCGGGTGGCGTTGAGTGATGAGCGGGCTCGGGAGGATGTGGCGGAGTTGCGCGAGCTGCTGGCGGCCTGGCGGGATGCGAAGCGGTCGGTTTGGAAGGCGGTGGTCGGGTGGATCGCTCGGTTGGCGATGGCGCTGATGTTGGCGGGGCTGGCGGTTAAGCTGGGGTTTGCCGCGTGGTTGAAGTGATCCCTCGATACGCCGTCTCGACAGGCTCGACAGCTACTCGGGACGAACGGGGCGGGGCGGTGGCGTTCGCGGGGTATGCGGCGGTGTTCGATATCGTGGATCGCGCGGGGGATGTGGTGCGGCGGGGGGCTTTTTCCGGGGCTGGGGTGGTGCCTTTGTTGTGGCAGCATCGGGGTATTGCGGTTGGAGTTTTGTCCGTCGTTGCGGAGGATGCGCGGGGATTGCGGGTCGAGGGGGTGGTTGCGGATCTGGAGCTGGCTCGGCTGGTGCGGGGTGGGGCGGTGGCTGGGTTGTCAGTTGGGTATCGGGCGACGTCCGTGCGGCAGGGGGTTCGGCGGGAGTTGCTGGCGGTCGAGCTGGTGGAGGTTAGTCTGGTGGCAGTGCCTATGCAGGCTTTGGCTCGCTTGGAGGTGCTCCGTCATCCTGACGAAAGTCAGGATCCAGAGCCGTAAGCGACGGTGTTCGGTAACCCTGGATCCTGACTTTCGTCAGGATGACGAGGTGGAGTTTCGTGAGGCGTCCTGCGGGGCGCCTTTTTTCGTTTCATGCGAGGAGATGGACATGAGTGTTGTTGACCGGCCGGTTTTGGCGGGGGCTTCCCCCTTGGCGCAGAATGCAGCGTTTGCGGGGTTCGTTCGGACTGGCGCTACGCTGGAGATGAAGGCTTTTACGGGTGTGACGGGGGATGCCGGCGGGTTTGCGGTGCCGCGAGAGATCGATGCCCAGATCGATACGTTGCTGAAGGGCATTTCGCCGATCCGGTCGATCGCCAATGTCGTGAAGGTGGGGTCGGCCGGGTATCGCAAGCTCGTTACCACGGGCGGTACGCCTTCCGGGTGGGCGGCGGAGAATGCGGCTCGGCCGGAGACGGCTTCGCCGGTGTTCGTCGAGATCGCGCCGCCTACGGGGGAGCTGTATGCCAATCCTTCGGCTAGCCAAGCGATGCTCGATGACGCCGCGTTCGATGTCGAAGAGTGGCTCGCGGGGGAGATCGCGATGGAGTTTGCGAAGGCCGAGGGGGCGGCTTTCGTGTCCGGGTCGGGTGTGTCGCGGCCGAAGGGGTTTTTGACTTCGGCTACTGCTGCGACTGCGGATGGCGTGCGGGCGTTCGGGACTTTGCAGTATCTGGCTAGCGGGACGGCGGGGGACTTCTCGGCGAACCCGCAGGAGCGGTTGATCGATCTGGTTCAGTCTTTGCGCGGGCCTTATCGGCAGGGCGCGAGCTTTGTGATGAATGCGGCTACGCTGGCGCGGATCCGGAAGTTCAAGACGACGGATGGGGCGTTCGTCTGGGCGCCTTCGCTGGCGGCTGGGGTGCCGGCTACGCTGCTGGGGTATCCGGTGGTGGAGGCTGAGGATATGCCGGATATCGCGGCAAATGCTCTGGCGATCGCGTTCGGGAATTTCCGCGCGGGGTATATCATCGCCGAGCGGACCGAGACCGGGATCCTGCGTGATCCGTATTCCAACAAGCCGTTCGTCAATTTCTACGCGACCAAGCGGGTCGGTGGGTGCGTGACGAACTCCGAGGCGATCAAGCTGATGAAGTTCTCGGTGGCTTGAGTGGTGCTCCCTCTCCCCTGCGGGGAGAGGGAAGGAGGAGCTCTTGCGACGGGAGGGTGAGGGGGAGTTGGGATTCACGTCCTGAGCCTCACTCCCCTCTCCCTCCCACGCGCAAAGGGCGCGCGGGCCCCTCCCTCTCCCCGGAGGGGCGAGGGAAATAGGAGAAATTCCATGGGTGGGTCGGCGATTTCTGCCGGGGTGATCGCTGAGGTGGTCGTCGCGGCTAGGGCTTTGTTGCGGGTGGAGAGCGGGGAGGATTTGGTGCTCTCGCGGTTGGCGTCGACGGCTTTGCTGCTCGGGGAGGCTTTTCTGGGGGCGGCGGTGATCGTGCGGCCGTTCGAGGATGTGGTGACCAGTGCGGCGGGGTGGCGGCGGTTGTTGGTCGCGCCGGTCACCGTGATTTCCGGGCTGACCGGGTTGCCTGGCGAGGGGGCGCCGTTCGTGTTGGCGGTCGGGGCGTATGCGGTCGATATCGATGCGGATGGGGTTGGCTGGGTTCGGGTTCTCGCCGCGGGATCGGCGGGGCGGGTGGCTGTGGCGTATTCGGCGGGGCTGGCCTCGAGCTTCGAGGCGGTGCCGGCGCCGATTGCGCAGGGGGTGGCGATGCTGGTCGCGCATCTGTTCGATCACCGGGAGAGCGATGTCGCGCCGCCGGCGGCGGTGGCGGCTTTGTGGCGACCTTATCGGCGGATGCGGCTGTCCGCTGGGGTGCATTCGTGAGTGGGCGGGTGGTCTTGCAGGCGGCGGTCGTGGCTCGGCTGAATGCTGTGCTGGACGTCAGCGTGTTCGATGCGCCGCCGGTGCGTGGGGGACTGCCGTATGCGGTGGTCAATGAGCCGGTGCTGTCGGACTGGAGCACGAAGACCTGGGTCGGGCGCGAGGGGCGCATTCTTTTGACGCTGTTCGATGGGGGGGAGCGGCCGGTTCGGGCGCGCGCTCTGCTGGCGGTGGCGGAGGAGGGGCTGGAGGCGCTGCCGCCCGATCTGGGCGAAGGGTGGCGGGTGGTTCGGTTGGCGCTGGTGCGGTCCCGGGTACTGCGGGTCGGGGATCGGTGGCGGGGGACGTCGGAGTTTCTGGTGCGGATGTACCGCGAGAGTTGAGCGGAACGGTTTTGGGGGAGACGGACATGGCGGTGGAGAAGGGAAGTGCGTTCCTGCTGAAGGTGGGGAACGGGGCGGTGCCGGCGGTTTATGCGACGGTGGCGGGGCTGCGGACGACGCAGATGTCGGTGAATGGGGAGGCTATCGTTGTCACGACGAAGGACTCCGGGGGGTGGCGGCAGTTGTTGTCTGGGGCTGGGGTTCGGAGTGTTTCGGTTTCGGGGGCGGGGGTTTTTACCGGGTCTGTCGCCGAGTTGCGAGTGAAGGCTAGCGCTTTGAGCGGCGTGCTGGATGATTATCGGCTGGCGTTCGAGGGCGGGGATACGATGACGGGGAAGTTCCTGGTTTCTCGGTTGGATTACGCCGGGGATTTCAATGGGGAGCGGTCTTATACGCTTAGCCTGGAGAGTTCCGGGGCTGTTGTGGTGGGTTAATCTCCCTCGCCCCTTTGGGGAGAGGGAAGGAGGAGCCGCTTGGCGACGGGAGGGTGAGGGGTTTTGGGATTTAGGTCCTTAGCCTCACGCCCCTCTCCCTCCCACGCGCAAGAGCGCGCGGGCCCCTCCCTCTCCCCGGAGGGGCGAGGGGATTTTTGGAGACATCTCATGGGTGATTTGGCGAATCCGGTTCGGGGGGAGGGATCTCTTCGGGTCGGGGGGGAGGTGCTTGTGCTTCGGCCTAGCTTTGCTGCGCTTGTGGCGGCCGAGGGGGAGTTGGGGCCTTTGTTTGCGCTGGTGGAGCGCGCGGCGGAGGGGAAGCTTGGGATCGGGGAGATGGTGGGGCTGTTCTGGCATTGCCTGCGCGAGTGTCCCGAGGGGGTTACTCGGGAGCGGTTGGGGGAGGCTGTCGTCGAGGCGGGGCTGGCGGCGGTGACGCCGGTCTTGCGGGGGCTGTTGCGGCAGATCCTGGCGGGGAAGTGACGTTTTCCGAGAATGCCGGGCATTTGGCTGGATTTGCGGGGGCGGTGCTGGGGTGGGCGCCGGAGGTTTTCTGGCGGGCTACGCCGGCGGAATTGGCGGGGGTCGTGGGGGCTTTGGTGGGGGACGTGCAAACGCCGCCGGATGCTTCGACGATCGCGCGGTTGAGGGGGGCTTTTCCTGATGGATGATCTTGATGCGGCTCTGGTGAGCGTGCGGGCCGATACGACCGGGTTTGCGCGCGATGTCGCGGCGATGCGGGACGAGCTGGAAAGCGTTTTGGGGAGCGGGGCCGAGCGGGCTTCGCTGCGGGTCGAGGCTGGGCTGTTGCGCGCGGTTCGATCGGGGAAATTGGGGTTCGAGGAGCTGAAGGGGGTCGCTCTGTCGGCGCTGGATGCGATTGCTTCGGCGGCTTTGAAGGCTGGGGTGCAGTCGGTGTTGCGTGGTGGGGGTTTGAGTGGGGCGCTGGCGGGGCTGATTGGCGGGTTGCCTGGGCGGGCGACTGGCGGGCCGGTGTCTCCGGGGCGGGCTTATGTTGTTGGCGAGCGGGGGGCGGAGGTTTTCGTGCCTACCTCTAGCGGACGGGTCGAGGCTGGCGGCGGCGGCGGCGGCGGCGTGCGCGAGGTGCGGGTGGCGATTACGGTGAATGCCGCCGCGGGGAGCGCGCCTGGGGTTTTGGCGCAGTCGAGCCGGCAGGTGGCGCGCGCGGTGAAGGCGGCTTTGGCTAGCGAATAATCCCTCTCCCCGCCGGGGAGAGGGAAGGAGGAGCCGTAGGCGACGGGAGGGTGAGGGGTGGTTGGGATTGGGGTCCTTAGCCTCACGCCCCTCTCCCTCCCACGCGCAAGGGCGCGCGGGCCCCTCCCTCTCCCCGGAGGGGCGAGGGAACAGGAGGATCTTATGGCGCATTGGCTTTGCTCGGGGCGGACTGTGCAGGTCGAGGGGCTTGTTTCTCGGTTCGATCCTCGGTTCTGGACGGTGGATTTTCCTCGGCCGATGATGGCCTCCGTTGTGACCACCGCGCCCGATGCGCTGCGGGTGGATGCGGTGTTTTACAAGGCGGACGATCTTGCGGGGGTGATCTGGGCGGCGGAGGATCGGTTCGATCATCCGCTGCTCAAATACGAGACGTCGCGGGATTTTCGGGACTGTCGGCTGCGCTTTCGGTGGCGCTCGAACGGCGTGATGGCGCTGGATGCCATCAACGGTCCGACGCTGACGATCGAAGGGCGCGATGCGGCGGGGGTGGCGCGCGCGTGGTATGTGCGGTTGTGGAATTATGCGGTGGGGACACCCGAGGATGCGGTCGTCTCGCTCGATTTCGGGGCGATGGTGGGCGGGTATGCGCTGCCCGAGGACTCCGATCCGGTATGGGCGGGGGATATCGATCGGATGTTCGTGTCGCTGGTGCCGCCGGACTATACGAAGGTCGATGTGCCGCTGGCCGCGCCGCGCGAGGGGTGGGTGGAGTGGACCGATATGGTCTGCGAGGGGCCGGGGTCGGTGCTGGCGATCGGCGATGCCGTCGTGCCCGAGCACGAGTTCCGGATCGCTGGCGGGTATGACGACAGCTATAACCTGACGCCGGCGCGGTTGCTGCGCAATGCGCTGCATCTCGGGTATCGCGGGAGCATCACGCACTATGTCGGGATGAGCCATTATTTCCGGCTCGAGCGGGTTGGCGGCGGGTTCTACGTTTCGGCGGCGGGGGGCGTGCTGAACGTTGCGTGTGCGGCGTGGCACCGGGATTTTGCGGCGCGGGCGAAGGCGCTCGGCTTCGACGTGATCTGGTCGCTGAGTTACGAGCTGTTCGATGCGCATTGCTGGAACGACTGGAAGCAGCGGGCGGCCGATGGCGCGCCCGCGCTGACCGGGTGGGAGCCGCCGTCGACGCTGTTGTCGCCGGCGCATGGCGGGGCGATGGGGTATCTTCAGGCGGTCGCGCGGGCGTCCATGGGAATCGCGGTCGCGGCTGGGTTGGCGGCGAAGTTCCAGGTCGGCGAGCCGTGGTGGTGGATCATGCCCGACGGGCGGCCCTGCATTTATGATGCGAGTGCGGTGGCGGCGTTTGCGCCGGTGGCGATCGGCAGCATCCTGGGGGTGAAGAATGCCGCGCGGATCGCGACTTTGGATGCGGCGGGGGTGTGCCTGGCGGCGTCGACGGCTGCGCTGGTGGCGGCGGCGCGTGCGGAAGCGCCGGGGTGTGTGACGCATCTGCTGACGTATCTGCCGACCGTGCTGGATGCGGCGGCGCCCGAGGCGAAGCGCGCGAACATGCCGGTGGGGTGGGCGAGCCCGGCGTTCGATGTGTTGCAGCTCGAGGATTACGACTGGGTGACGGCGGGGGACAGCGCGTCGTCTGCGGACGGCGTGGCGGTGGCGTTCGCGCGGCTGGGGTATCCGGTCGAGAGGCAGCATTATCTTTCGGGGTTCGTGTTGCGGCCGGACCAGGCGGTGCAGTGGGGGCTGATCGAGGCGGCCGCCGGGGTCGCGCGGGCTCGCGGGGTCGCGGAGACGTTTCTGTGGGCGCTCCCGCAGGTGATGCGGGACGGGTTCGTGCATTTCGATACGGAACAGGAGGATGCCGTGGACGCGTTCGATGACGTGCTGTTCCCGCTGGAGTTGGGACGCGAGGCGGAGGTCGCGCCGGGGTTTTCGACCGCCATTCTGACCAGTGCAGGCGGGCGGGAGGCGCGCAATGCCGGCTGGGCGGAGGCGCGGACCGCGTATGACGTCGGGCCGGGGCTGCGGAGCGAGGCGGATATCGCCGTGCTGCTCGCGTTCTTTCGCGCGCGGATGGGGGCGGCGCGTGCGTTTCGGTTGCGCGATCCGTTCGACTTCGCGGCGGGTGGCCAGGCGATCGGGACCGGGGACGGTGTCGCGCGGCGGTTCGCGCTGGTGAAATGGTACGAGCGCGCCGCCCGGCGGATTACGCGGCCGGTGACGGGCAGCGTTTCGGTGAGCGTCGACGGGGTCGGGACGAACGCGTTCGCGGTCGAAGCTGGCGGGTGGGTGGTGCTGGATGTGGCGCCTGCCGTGGGTGTGGTGGTGACCGCCGGGTTCGTGTTCGATGTGCCGGTGCGGTTTGCCGAGGATCGGTTGAGCGTCGCGCGGGCGACGTTCCTGGCGGGGGTCGCGGCGAGCGTGCCGTTGGTCGAGGTGCGCGAGGCGTAATGTCCCTCTCCCCGTCGGGGAGAGGGAAGGAGGAGCCGCTTGGCGACGGGAGGGTGAGGGGAGTTGGGATTGGCGTCCCGAGCCTCACGCCCCTCACCCTCCCACGCGCAAGGGCGCGCGGGCCCCTCCCTCTCCCCGGCGGGGCGAGGGAATTCCTTTGGAAGGAGACCTTCATGTTTCTGGATGCGGAGCTGGCGACGATCGCGGTGTGCTGGCGGATCGAGCGGCGGGATGGGGTGGCGATCGGGTTGACCGCGCATGATCGCGACCTGATGGTCGACGGGCTAGTGCACCGCGCGGCGCCGGGGATGACTCCGTCGGCGATCGAGCGCTCCGCGGGGCTGGAGGCGGACACGATGGATGTCGCGGGGGCGCTGACGAGTGCGGCGATCGACGAGCGCGATCTGCTTGCCGGCCGCTGGGATGGCGCGCGTGTCGCGCTGTTCGCGGTCGACTGGACCGACCCGGTCGTGCGCGTGGATCTGGGGAGCGGGTTGATCGGTGCGGTCGAGCTGGGCGACACCGGCTTTACCGCGGAACTGCGGGGGAGCAGCGCGGCGCTGGATCGGCCGGTGGTCGAGGAGACGTCGCCCGAATGTCGCGCCGAGCTGGGCGATCGGCGCTGTCGGGTGGCGATGGCGGGGCGGCGGCGGTTCGCGCGGGTGGTCGCGTGCGTCGGGCCGGTGGTGACGCTCGATCTTGCGACGCCCGGGCTCGGCGGCGGGCTGGTGCGCTGGTTCGGGGGCGCGAACGGCGGGCTGGAGAGCGCGATCGCGGCGGCTGACGGCGCGGCGGTGACGCTCCGGGCGGTACCGACCTTCGTGGTCGAGGCGGGCGCGTTGGTCGAAATGGTCGAGGGGTGCGACAAGAGTCTGGCGACCTGTGCCGCGCGGTTCGGCAACGCGGCGAACTTTCGCGGCGAACCGCATCTGCCGGGGATCGACCTGCTCACGCGGTATCCGAGCGCGTGAGCGTCGTTGCGGCGGCGGCGCTGCGCGCGGTGGGGACGCGGTTCCGGTTGCATGGACGGGGCGCGGACGGGCTCGATTGCGTTGGGCTGGTGGCGCTGGCGTTGCAGGCGGGGGGGCATCGCGGCGTGGTGCCGACCGGGTATGCGCTGCGCGGCGGCGATGTGGCGATGCTCGACCGGATGCTGGTGCGGGTCGTGGGCGCGGCGGAACCCGGCGACGTGCTGTTGATGGCGGTCGGGCCGGGGCAGTTTCATCTCGGGATCAGGACGGCGGGCGGATTCGTGCATGCGGATGCCGGGTTGCGGCGCGTGGTGGAGCGGCCGGGGATGCCGCCCTGGCCCCTGATCGGTGTCTGGCGGATGGAGACGTGACATGGCGACCTTGATCCTGACGGCGGTGGGCACCGCGGTGGGCGGACCGATCGGCGGCGCGATCGGCGCGCTGATCGGGCAATCGGTCGATCACGCGCTGTTCGCGCCCAAGCGGCGCGAGGGGCCGCGGCTGGTCGAGCTGGCGGTGCAGACGTCGTCGTACGGGAACCAGATCCCCAAGCTGTTCGGGACGCTGCGCGTGGCGGGGACGGTGATCTGGGCGACCGACCTGATCGAGAGCCGGTCGACGTCGCGGGGCGGCAAGGGGCAGCCGAGCACCTCGACCTATTCCTATGCGGCGTCGTTCGCGGTGCTGCTGTCGGCGCGGGCGATCCTGGGGGTGGGGCGGATCTGGGCGGAGGGGAAATTGCTGCGCGGGGCGGGCGGCGATTTCAAGACCGCGACGGGGTTCCGGCTGCATCTCGGCGGCGAAGACCAGGCGGTCGATCCGCTGATCGCGTCGGCGGAAGGCGGCGCGACACCGGCGTATCGCGGTGCGGCGTATGCGGTGTTCGAGATGCTGCAGCTGGCGGATTTCGGCAATCGAATCCCGTCGCTGACGTTCGAGGTGATCGCCGATCAGGGCGCGGTACTGGTGTCGACGATCGCAAGGTCGCTGGCGCCCGAGGTGTCCGGGGCTGCGGCGTTGTCGGTCGGCGGGTTCGCGGCGTCGGGCGGGAGCGTCCGCGCGGTGCTGGACCTGCTGGGGCAGGCAAGCGGGGCATGGTTCGCACCGGTCGGCGACGGGCTGGCGATGCGCGATGCGGCGGCCACCGTCGTGCAGGTCGTGGACGAGGGTTTCGCGGTCGGCGACAAGGGTGCGCGGCGGACGCGTGCGGTCGCCGCGATCGAGACGGTGCCGCGGACCGTGACGCTCGGCTATTACGATGCGGCGCGCGATTACCAGACCGGCGTGCAGCGCGCGCGGCGGACGGGCGCCGGGGTGCGCGACGAGCGGATCGAGGTGCCGGCGGTGCTCGACGCGGGTGCGGCCAAGACGGTGGCGGAGGCGATGCTGGCGCGTGCCGAGGCGGGGCGCGTGCGGCGAACGGTGACGGCTGGGTTCGCGGCGATGGCGATCGCGCCGGGCGCTTGCGTCACGATCGTAGGCGAGGCCGGCGTCTGGCGAGTGACCGACACCGCAATCGAAGGAATGGTGACGACGCTCGGCCTCGTGCCGGTAACGGTCGCGTCGATCCCGGCGACCGCGACCAGCGGCCGGGTGGTCGGCGCGGTCGATGCGGTGGTCGGCGCGACGATCCTCCAGGCGTTCGAGATACCGGGGCTCGACGACGCGCCGTTGTCGATGCCGCGGATGACGGTGGTCGCGGCGGGCGCAGGCGCGGGATGGCGGCAGGCGGCCCTGCTCTACAGCACCGACGACGGGATTAGCTGGACGGCGGCGGGCGCGAGCGCGGCGCCCGGCGTGATCGGCGTCGTCGAGGCGGTGGTGGCGGGCGGGCCGGCGACGATGATCGACCGGCGCGGTGCGTTCGACGTGCGGCTCGCGCATCCCGCCATGATGCTGGCGGATGCCGATGCGGATGCGCTCGACCGGGGAAGCAATCTCGCGCTGATCGGCGATGAGATGGTGCAGTTCGGGCGGGCCGAGCCGCTTGGCGGCGGGCGCTGGCGGCTGGGGACGCTGTTGCGCGGGCGGCGGGGAACCGAGGCGGCGAGTCCGCAGGTCGCGGGCGATCGGTTCGTGCTGTTGGAGGCGGATGCCGCGCGGACGATCGACCTGCCGTTGTCGGTGCTGGGCCGCGAGGTACGGGTGCTGGCGTCGGGCGTCGGCGACGTGAGCCCGGTCGAGATGCGCTGCATGATCCGCGGCGCCTCGGTCGTGCCGCCGTCGCCGGTCCACGTCACCTTTACGCGGGACGGAGACGGCGGCGCGACGGTGCGCTGGGTTCGTCGCAGCCGCGCGGGGTGGCGGTGGATCGATGGCGTGGATGCGCCGCTCGCCGAGGAAAGCGAAGCGTACCGGGTGACGATCGCCGCGGGTGGCGTGGCGCGCACCGTCGACACGACCGCGCCTCTCGTCACGCTGAGCGCCGCCGATCTGGCCGGTGGCGCGGTCTCGCTGGCGATATCCCAGCGCGGAATCTTCGGCGAATCGCTGGCGGCGCATCTGACGATACCGGCCTGA